TTATCGGCTTAGCTTCATACGATCTTCTAGCGTACTCTTTTTGTCTTTCAATTCTTGCGTCTTCTGCTTTTTGTGCAGGTGTATACGCATTACTTAAATCATACCCCATATAAGTTCCACGTCGATAAGAGCTTGCATGTCCATAATCTTTAGGTTTTGAAGTATCAAAAGCATTTGCTATGACTTGTTGCTTATTTTTTTCCGCTTTTGAATTTTTAGGTTTTATTAGACTTTCTACTATTTCTGGTGAAAAATATCCAATAGCCCCACCTATTGCAGCACCTACTGCTGTTCCTACTGGTCCTCCAATTGCTGTACCTAATTGAGCTCCCCATGTTGCACCTTTTACTCCTGCAATACCACGCATTCCTACTTCTGCGGCTTTAACCAGTCCTTCAGCTGTTCCTTTTAATTTATCAGGATCCAGCGCTCCCGTTTTTTGCCACTCTTCAATTTTTTTCATGAAGTCTTCCATCCATTTTGTTGCTATCGGAGCAAAAGCTTCACCTATTGATATTTTCAAATCATCTAAGGCAGATTTGAATTGTGCTATCTTGTTTGCTGTTGTGTTGCTCATCTCATCGGCAAATTTATTCGTAGCCCCACTAGAATTTCTTACGGCATCAGCGACTTTATTATAATTTTCTTCTGTTGTTCCCATAATAGACGCCAATATTTTCATACCTTCTCCACCAGCAATCATTGTCAAATATCTGTTTCTTTCTTCCTGACTAAGGTTAGCTGTTGCAATTTTTAAATCATCGGATAATGCTTTTAACCCTTTAAAGCGTCCTTGTTGGTCATAGAGTTGAATATTTAAATCTTTTAAAGCGTTTCCTACTTGTTTTGATGGATTAGCCAATCTTCTATAAATCTCCGCTAAATTACGCCCAGCTTGACCAGACTTAATTCCGTTATCTGCAAGTACTCCTAACAAGATATTTACATTTTCAAAGCTCTCAAAATTTCTTGAAGTTGCCGCAACATATTTATATGCTTCTCCTAGCATTTGTACATTGGTATTTGCATTATTACTTGTTGCAACCATTACATCCATAAGTCTGTCAGAATCTTTTAACGACATACCAAAAGCTGTTAAATTATCCGTAACTATATCAGACGTTTGAGCAAAATCACTTCCAGCTGCAATTGACATTTTTAAAAGTTTTGGTGTCATTTCTAACACTTCGTTTGTTTTCATCCCTGCCATTGCTTGGTACATTTGTGCTTCAGCTACTTCTTGGGCTGTAAATTTAGTTGACCTACCCAAATCTCTTGTCTGTTGCATAAGTTGTTTTTCTTGCTGTGCTGTAGCTCCCATGATAGCCTTATTTCTTCTGACCTGGTCTTCCAAATTTGCGTAGGCTTCAACAGAAGATTTTAATACACTGACTGCTGCGCTCGCTCCAATACCAACTCCAACAGTTGCCAATGCTCCTTTTACTCCGTTAAATTCGTTTTTTATTTTGCCAGCTACACCACCAACTTTATCTTTTAATGTTCCTAATGAGCTTCCAGCCTTTTTCGCTACATCAGTAAACTTATCTTTCAATTCAAGTAAAGCACTCAATTTATATTCACTCATTTTCTAATCCACCTCCAATCATAAAAAACATAAACAACAAATCTGAATTACTTAATTCCCGTAAACTTTGCAGACTGTGTCCGCAATTTAAATAGTGAGCGACTGTTTTTGCTTTCCAGTCGCCCTTGATTAGTTTTTTATTTCTTCAACCACCTCTTCAACAGTAAATTTTTCATTCCATCCAGCCTTTTTCATAAGTAATTCTGAAATATTTACTATAGTGGATTGGCTTAGTACTTTTGGTACAACTTCAATCGGGTTCATTTGACAACCCAATTGTGTAATTAATTTTTCATCTTTGAATATTTTTCCTGAAGTATAAATTAATTCACTATCTTTGTCTGTACTATTACTGGATAAAATATCCAATATTTCCATTCTGTTCAATACTTCTAATTCTAAAACAGCTCCATTCAATTCCTCAATTTTAACCTTTACAGTTTCTTTTCTTTCTATTTTTTTGCTATTTTCAAGCAACATTTCTACTGTTATATTCATTCCATACCTGCCTTTTCTTATTTTATTACATTTTCATATTTAACATCACTAGGGGTAAATCCAAAGGGTATTTCTTCTTCAACGATTTCCCCTCTCGAGAATTTTGCCAATTCAATTGAATCAAACCAAACGTTATCAATCGATACTCTCTCTTCTTGCCCTTTCAAACTATCCGGATCTTTAATTGATGTTACTATTCTACTCCTTACATCTTTTCCTTTTATCCAATTTTCAAGTATTCTTTTTCCACGAGTATAAACTTTAAATACCGTAATTGTTCCTTCACCTTTCAACCCTGTTATTTTGCTGTCAACAGAAATCCCTAACTGCACCTCCTTTCTTTCTGTTGTAATTTTAGCTTCTACAGATTTTAATTCTGCTACTTTTTCATTATCAAGCCATAGCTCTCCATAAGCTCCTGATATCGTTCTGTTTCCTCTTATATTTTCCGACATTTTATCAACTCCTTTTCATTACATCGTCATTATTAAGCTAAGCGAAGCCATAGTGTCTACAAACCTTACGTCGCCAGTTAAATAAACTTCATCACCAGTAGGATACTGTAAAATTTCTAAATCCGTCATACCATCTGTTTTCAATCCATCTGTAATGATTGCTTTTTTCTGTGCTTCAATATCAATTTCTACTTTGTTGTCATAATCTCCATTCAATACATTTGGTGACATTTCTTTAAAGTATACTTTTGTTATATTTGAACAGAAATTCATTTTGTTATCATAATCACTAATATAATTCCCAATCCAATATTTTTTGAATGTATCCCTTATATCATCTACGATAAAACACATACCTTCAACAACTTTAATTTTTCTTGTATCCTTTTTCCAAGTGCTGTCAAAAGTAGTTTTGGAATTAACACCATAATTTACCCTGATTACATCTTCATCAGTATATAAACTGAATTTACCAAGTTTAGGCTCATAATCTTCAACCTCTTTCAAATCGTCCATAGTGTGATTATCAGCACTGCGGTTTATTGGCATACCCGCAATAAGTCCTGCAATTGCTGCTGTATATTCCTGTGCCGTAAAATCTCCATAAATAGATTTATATGTTCCACCATTTGCGAGTTCTACAATAGCTACATGATCTGTATTATTTGCAAAACTTGACACATATTTTACAGTTTTACCAATCGCACCAGTATTTCCAAACTTCTGTTTTACCCAATTTACAACTGTTTGGTCTTCTGCTTCCAACGCTTGCGGATAAGCCAGCCAGTTAAATTTTCTCATTTCCAAATCTTTCAGTACTTTATCTGTACCTTCATCGTTCTGCACAACTCTGACTAATACTTTAAATGCTCCGTAATGCATAGCTAAATTAATATATTTTATGTTCTCTGCATCCCAGTTTTTAGATTCAACATCCGCTATCGTTTTAAAGGTGTACCACTTCCCAGTGGCTTTTTTATCCTTCAAAATAAGGCATACAGTTCCTCTCTCACTTCTTTGAATAGCTGTCGTTGCTAATGTTTTAAATGCAATGCTAATGCTTGGACTCGCATTAATTTGTCCGACTATTGCCATTTTATCACTCTCCTATCTTCTAAATTCCATTTTTAAATTTCTCATCATCTTATAATTAAATGGAACTCCATTTTTATCAAATAATGATAATTTTTTAAACACTTCTTCACTGATTAAATCATTATTCTCGTCAAACAACGATACTTTATTACCTTTTTCGTCAAATAAATCTAATTTTTTCAGCAGTTCATATTCTGTCGATTCAGTATTGTCATCATTCAATATTTCTTTTATTGTTTCAATGCTATTATCAAAACTTCTCAAATCAGTCCCATATACATCAAATAAATCTAAATCGAAAATGTAATGACCTAAACCATCTACTATTTTTGTTTGCTCATTTTTTAAAGTCAGACACCTGTCTTTGACTTTTAAAATCTTATTCCCTTTAGTTTCAAACATGTTATCCAGCTCATCGAGTGCATTATATATTTCTGCTTTGTTATTTTCATCATTTTCAGGAATGTACATGATATCTACACTAATAAATATCTTTTCTTTATAATTTGAGAAAAACTCTTTTTTATAATCAATAACCTGAATAAAGTATGATGGTTTTGCTAAATTATTTATGTTATCAATTCCAACTTCCTTGCCTGTAAAACTGTCTATTTTATGACTTAATGATTTAATAAAATCCATAAATTTCATTATTTATCAAACTCCGCTTTTATCGTTGAACCTATTTTATCTTTAAATACAGGTTCTAATTTTTCTATTGTTTTCTTTAACATAAACACACCAGGTACTACTTTACCAGTATCTTTACCAAAATACACTGCTCTGTGTCCATATTCGACATGATTCACATACTCCACATTGTTATAAATCATCTGTTTAAAACTTCCGTCATTTTTCCTGTGCCAACCCATTCTTAATTGCCCAGTGTCTGCTGGCGTTTCTTCTTTTACTTCTTTTATTGTTTCCTCAGCAACTTGTTTAAGTGTCACTTCTACTTTTTGTGGAGTATCAGTAGCTATCTTTTCTAATTTTTTTGCCAGTTTTTCCCAGTCACCGCTAAGTTTCATTTTTTTCCACTTCCTCTACCGATATTTCTTGATGTTCCAAAAAATCAGTATACTTTATAGGTTTGTTAGCTTTAAATTTATATTTTATTCCACCTTTATTTACCACCAAAATATCGTTCTGCTTTATTTGGACATCATTGCTAACAAATATCTTATATGAATTTTTAGAAGCATTTATAACTCCAGTCTCAGTAGCTCTTAAAATCCCAGCACTTAACTGGCACTTAATGTTTTCATAAACGACTTCCCAACTCTGAACTGTCAAACCAAATTCAGTCTTTGCTTTTGTATTCCTTCTGACTTCTTCTATTATGTCAGTGTCAAAAAAATCTCCAAACATTGCACATCTCCTTTATTTTATAACTCCGAGTTTTCTGAAACGATTCAAACTTTTTCTAAATTCCACATCATCGTTTAACTCAGTTACAAATTCAATTTGTCTATCTCCACTTTTCATAGATTTTATATTTCTATTTTTATCAAAATTATATTTTAAAATATATTTCGTTATAGGAGTTATCAAATCTCTTGGGAAATCTTCACGGTTCATATAATTAATACTGTCTTGAACAATACTCTCAATAACAAACTTAGTTTTGACTTCATTTGGTGTTACATCAGCAATAATCTTTATTTTTTCATAAATTTCATCAATTATTTCTGTCAATCTTACCACCTTTTTCAAAATAAAAAATCACAGTTAAATTAATAACTGTGACCTAACCACAAATCTTCATTAAAATTTTATTTGCTTTATTAAGCTTCAATTGCAACCAAACCTTTTGTTTTATTATTTAACACAAAACAATCGTAGTAAAATCTACCCAAGAATAAAGTTCCTGAATAATTTTCTGAATCCGTAACCACTCTATATTCAGCTAATTTCACAGGAGCGACAGTTGCCGAATTATGCCCAATCAAACAACCGTAATTTTTAGTTGTAGCTCCACCTACCCCTGTTTTAATTTCCATCCATTTTTTAGTAACTCTTACTATCGGCACTCCGTCAACCATTCCTACTAATCCGTTTATTTTAATATTTTGACCGATGTCCGAAGCTTTGATGAAATTGTCGTCTTTTTTCAATTTTGTTAAAAACTCAGGTGTAACATAGGCGATTCTGTTTTGAGGTACATCAGCATCATTTAATTTCTCCTGTGCCTCCAAAAATTTGTTGTATGCGTTATTAGCTGCAAGTCCTGTCACTGTCTGAGATTTTGTATCACAAGATTTAAGAATTGTTTCAAATCTGTATTTCTCAATTTCAGGAATTACTCTTTCTCTCAATTGTCTTGCCAACACTTCTCCAGCTTTAATTTTTGTCTCATCTTCATCCATTTTATCCAAAAGCATTTTAAAAGCTCTATCTTTTGTCAAAGTTATTTCTTGAACTGAATTTTCTAAGACGTCTGCATTTCCATAACCTGTACTTCTATTATAATCTCTATTATCAACTGTATTAATTGAAGTCACTTTTACAGTTTTAGCTCCTACAAAGCTGTAATCATTATTTACTATTTTCTGCGATACTGCTTCACTTGTAAATCTTTCATCAATTTTATCTGCAAATAACTGTGTATAAATCATTGCCATATTTTATCATCTCCTTTAAATTAAAAAGAACTAAAAGCCTTATCAAATGCTTCAAGCCCTATATCTTTTTTATTTTTTTCTCCTTCGCTTCCACCATTCAAAGAGTTTGGTGTTCCGCCACTTTGTGTTTTAAGATAACTAGATAAATTCTCAGAAAAAGATTTTACGCTATCTTCAATCTCTTCTTGAGTATTTCCAGTAATACTGCCTAAAAAACTATCAGGAATTTTGTATTTCCCTAACACAGCCTTTTTCATCTCGTTAGTTTTTAATGTTGCAAGCTCCGTATTCGAAGTCTCAAGTTGTTTTTGGAGTTCAGCAATACTCTTATTATACTTCTCTTCTGCAGTAAGATTAGCATTATTGATTCTAGCTTCATAATCTTCAATTGTTTCACCGTGTTTTCGCTCCAATTCTTTTTTCTCACTTTCGAACTTTTTTCTCTCTCTTGCAATTCTTTCTTTAATCATTTCATCTACTTGTTCCTGTGTAAATGTATTTTCTGACATAATTATCCTCCCATTTAAAGTCTGTCGACTATTTTCTATCCAGATGTTTAATGTCCATCAGTACGACAAATAAAAAGAACAGTCGTTAAACTACTCTTTTGATTTTTTTTCGCTCGAATATAATTCATCCAATTTTTTCAAAATAGTCAAAGCTTTCTCTTTTTTAAACTCAGATTGCTTTAATTGTTCAAAAAACTCTCTATCTTTTTTCAAATATTCTCCACGCCAATATATTTTTTCTTTGCTATTCCGAGCGTTATCAGCTTTTTCTTCTATTTCCTTTAACTTCTTAAAACTTTTATACACATCATTATCTTTTGTTAATTTCATTTCTCTTATACCTTAATCCTTTTTCTTTTGCTTTTTTATACTGATTTATTACTATCCATCTTTCATAAGTCATTTTGTCTGCTGACTTGTTTAGTTCTGACAGCATATTTTTCATTTCAAACATATCTTTTGATAACTCATGAATGTACTTTTCATCAATCGCTGCTAAATATTTTAATTTTAAATTAGTAAATGAACTAAAATCATCATTACTGAATCCCCACTCATGATTACTATTTTTAGGATGATTATGAGTGTATAAAGCATCTTCAAAATTAATTTTAGTCATCTTATGACTCGGTATTGAAGTTTCATCTCCTTTCAAAATATAAATATCCCCATTTTTAGCTATCACCATCGCATTTTCTTTACTTTTCTTAACAATTTTTTGTTCATATTTTCGCAGCAATTCCAGTGGTTTATCTTTATACTCAGTTGTATTAATGTTTCCTACATTTCTGTATCTACCACCTTCAACAAAAACAGTATTATTATTTATTATACCTTCATTTTCATTATTTTCACCATATTTTTTTAGCTTAGTACCAATATCTATTAAATTATCTGCTATCTTATTTAATCCTATTTTCATTTTTCTATTTTCTTCTTGATTATTTATTTCCAAAAGTAATTCAAGTTCGGAAAAAAGTTTAGCTACCTCATCATTCAATTTCCACATCAAA